CGGAAGACTTTGTTCTGGAAGTAATCTAACTCAGGAATTTCCCATGTTGAACCACCTGGAAGAGTTTCAACTCTAGAGCCACGACCAGCAGCAGTAGATGGGAAGAAGTAATCTTCTTGAATGGATTCTGGGTTGTAAGTAGAGTCAGTGTTGTTTGCATTCTGAACATTAGGAGAACGCTTCTGGCGAATGTCATTACGAATCTGCTCAATGTATTGCTTGACACGTTGAGGAGGCATGTTACCTACGTCAATGTAGAACACTCTACGTTCTGGTGCGCGAACAATACGGTAGATAATAGCAGAGTCTTCCAACATGGTAAGCTTCTGGTAGTCTCTGAATGCTGGCTGAAGGATAGACAATCCAAATGGTGCAGATGCACCAGTGTCATCTGACAATGTGAAGTGAATGATAGCAGATGCAGGAGAAATTTCTACTGACTCTTGCTTACCTTGCTGGCTTGATACTGAATTGCTAAAGCTAGAAGGACGGATATGGTATGCAACCTTCTCACCTTCTTCGTTAATTTCGATACCAATAACACGGGTAGGATCAACGTACTCCCACTTCTTTGTATCGGATGTTTTACGAAAGAAGCAATCACCGTACTTAACCATGATACGAGAGATATTGAACATGCGTTTGTTCAATGCGTGAAACTGAGACCAATGGCGAAGTGCAGCTCTAATTGTTGTAACTGTTGTATCAGGTACTTCCTGATTTTCTTCTGTCTGATAATCGATAATGAATGGAAGATCAGTACGTTTGTCAGGGTTGGAAATTTCTTCAGCGATAATATCTAGCGCTCTAGAAATATCGCCAACGTCCATGCCCTCATATTGCTTGTAGCGTTGAAGACGAGCTGTTGCTCCCTTCATAAGGTTGGTGAACCAAGATACAGTAGAGAATGAAGCATACCCTGCTGAATTCAAGTTCATCCCATCATCCATGTTAACCGTTGCAGGTTGACTGTATGATGTCTTACGTGAAGGTGGAGTAACAATTCTCCAATAGTTTAACCAAGATGCCATTGTTTTCTCTTTTTAAGTTGTCTTCTTACCAGTCTGATATTCATACGCAGATGCTATTTTACGATTGTTGCCAATGGTACCATTCTGTCCAACTGGTAAATCAACAGTTGCTTTCAAGCCTTCAGTAGAAATACTTTGAAGCAGTTTGACCATAGTTGCCATACTATCTGCAATTGTCATCAACTGCGTTTTGGCATCCTGATCAGCAACGTTAAGTATACCTGATTCAGATGACGAAGTGCTTGACTGCTTATTTACATCAGATTTAGAACTATTTGTACCTGGTGCTGTGTAAGGAATAGCAGTAGAGATAGACGTATTTGACGGTGTGTCAGCTGGATTACCATGGAAAATATCTCCAGCATGGTCATACAGTCCGATACCTGCACCAATTGCGCCACCTGCTAGAGCGCCAACACCGGTCCCTAGTCCTGGAATAACAGAACCAGCCATCATACCGTAGCCAGCCCATTTTGCAGCGCTACCGCCTACACTAGCAAGACCTCCAAGTCGTTCATGACCATTAGCAGTAAGAGCTTCTCCGCCAGCATCAAGCAACATACCGCCAGCAGCAACTCCACCGCCTTTTAGTAGTCCGGTACCCATGCCAGCTAGACCACCTTTAGATGCTAAATACTTTCCGCCTATTGCTTTAGCACCTGCTAGAGCGCCACCACCTGCAACGGCTGCTTCTCCTGCTCCAACAGCAGTGCCACTAGCAGCGGCGGCCCCACCTGCAAGTGCTTCTCCAGAACCAGTAATAGTTGGTAGAGCGCCACCTGCTATTCCGCCAGTACCTTTAAACATATTCTGTAAAGTACCAAGCAAACCATTTTCTAACAATGATTTACCAGCGCCAAGCAAACCTTTACCACCCATAGCTAGGTTCAATTTACCTGAACTTAATGCTAACATACCAAGTGTAGTGGCCGCTGCTAATGCAGCAGCTCCAAGTGCACTTGTAAAAATAGTTGTCAGTTGGTTTGCTGCTTGCGATAGTTCAGCTACTGTTTGACTTGGTTTTGTTTTAGCCTGCTGGGCTTTAGTATCTCCAGGTGTAACTCCATTATTAGCTTTTGCTGTTAACGCTGCTTTCTGTGCTGCAGTTAATGCTTCACCTTGTGCTCCGCCTGGTCGTAGTTGCTGATCTATGATGTCGAACTGTGTACCACCTGCAAAATTCTCTCCATTAGGACCCCACGCATCTTGTCTTTTCTTCGCTCTGTTTGTTTCTAATTTCGTATTGAGCGCAAGCAATTCATCTTCTTGATCACTATTTCTATTACCATTCATGTTGAGCGCAAACTGTCGCTGAGCTTCTTCGTCTGACAGACCCATCTGGCGGCCATACATTAGACCCTTTGCAGCTTCTTTCATCTTGGCTACAACTGGTTCTCTTTGCTGCTTCTGCTGTATAGCGATTAACTGTTGTGCTTGCTCAGTTGATAAACCTACTTCAACATAATGCTGTCTAAGATTCTGTAATTCTTTAACGTATGCAAGTGCTTTGTCTCTATCTAAACCTAAAAGCTTTTCTGAAACTTCTTGTTGATTTAACATTGCTGTATCTAGTTTAGCAAAGTCTTCACCTGTTATATCAACAATAGCACTCAACTTGGAAAATGAGTTCATTGAGTTCTCTATGAATCCTTTTACAGCTAAAGGATCCTTTGTATCGATGCCAGCAACAATAGCATTTTCCATTGTAGGAGCAAACATTGATGCTGCTTGCGACATGTTATACCCAAAGTCTGAAAATGTTTTCTGAACTTGATCTGTCAATGCTGGAAAACTATCACCATACAAAGCCATAGTTCTTTTGTTAGCCTGCATGTATTTGACGGTATCGTCAAAGTTCATACCCATAGACATAGCAGCTTTATTAACTGCCCAGAATGTAGCTGGGACTTGTGCAATGTTGAATGCTGTTACTTGCGTAGCAAGCACTCCAAGCTTATCGCCTAGATTTTTCAGTGAAGCACCCAAAGAGAATGCACTTAAAGCTTCTACTAATTTGTCTTTAGCGAATGCAACAGGAGCGCTGATGCGCGTCATCATCATCGCAAATTCATCATTACGTGCTCTAGCTTCTTTAGCAATATTCTTAGTAGATGTTGCAAGAGAGACATCTAATTCTTTTAAGCGCTTGATAAGTACTGTACCACCGTCATTTTGACTTGACACTAACGTGTTAAGTTGACTAAGTTGGTCAGCAGTTACTTCTCCTTTGACACCTATCTTAGTAAATTCTTCTCCAAGATCAACGCCTTGAATCAGCAAGTCACCAACCATTTTCGTTAGCCCAGCATTTAATCGGGTCATAGCTGAACCATCTGCTGCAGATAGTTTATTACCAGCTTTTTGTTCAGATGTTAAATTAGTTAACGGGTTACCGTTTGCATCTGTATGTATCTGTGCTCCTGCAGAAACTCTTTCGTGCGCTGCAGACAATTGTGCAAAAGTGCTGATGCCAATATCTTTCAAACCAGACAGAGATTCTGTAATAGACGTCTGTGCCTGACCCATGATCTGACTTAGTCTAGAGAAGTCAGCATCAGTTAAATCTTCACGAAGCTTTCCTGTTTCCTCATCAACAAGTTTAGCTTTCTTTAGAATACTTTTATCTAAAGTAGCTGCAGCCTTGCCCATATCTTCCATGAACTTTTCATACTCAAAAGTTCCTTCTTCTATTCGAGAATGAGACTCGATTAATGCTGCATTGAATAGAGATGATACTCGCTGGTTCTGTGCAAGTTGAGACGTGAACGAATTAGTCTTCTTAGTAAGAATAGCTAATGCACGCTGCTGTCTAAAGACACCTTGACCACGAAGCTTGTCAACTTCATCTGAAAGATCGCTAAGGTGATTAGCACCCTCTGCTAATCTTTCGTTGTATTCTGATAGGACCTTATTGTATTCGCTTTGCTCTTCTGCTGTAGTTCTCTGAAGACTAATAAGCTTTGGAAGCAGCTTGTTAATTGCTCGTTGGCCTTTACCCCAGTTACGAAGACCTTCATAGTTCTTACGTAACTCTTCATCCATCATACGTTTGTTTCTATTGCCAACGGCGCCAGATCTGCTGCTAGAAGGTCCTGCTGCAGGGCCACTCATACCACCAGAAGACATCATTCTGCTGGTATCGACAAGCGACTCTGTCAGCTTGCTCATTGCTTGGAGCATTGCTTGGTGGGCTTTTAGTTCTTCTTGATCCATTGAGTGCGTTTCCAGGATGATTAGAGATCGGATAAATACTTTACAGGTTATTTATTGCCTTATCAAATATCGAAAATATAGGAGAACAGGATGTCAGAAGAAAATTCGTTGATCACTGGTTTAAAACTACCAGGTCGTATATTCCAGCTACCTTCCCGCGGAATATTCTACAAGAACGGAGAACTATCCGAATCAATCACAGAAGGCGAACTTCACGTTCATTCAATGTCTGCGCTAGATGAAATCAACATGAAGAACCCTGACCAGCTATTCAGCGGCGCGGCAGTCAACACAGTCTTCAAACAAAACATTTCAGGAATTGAACGCCCTGCACAGTTGCTCGCTAAAGACGTAGATGCAATTATGCTTTATCTACGAACAGTAACATACGGTCCGGCTTATGAATTCACAGCACGCCATACTTGTGACAAAGCTAAAGAGCATACTTATATTGCTGACGTCGATAAGATGATTGACACCATGAAGATGATTGACCCAACCATTGTCGATCAGCTCTACACAGTCACTCTTCAGAATGGTCAGGTTGTAAAGCTTCGGCCTAATCGTTATCAGCAGGTTCTAGACCTCATCAAGGTAAACGAGAACAAGGTTGCTATTACAGCAGACGATCAACGTCGTAATCTATCTATGATGCTTATGGGTGTTATCGAATCAGTAGATGGCATTACAGACGTAGCGAAGATCAATGAATGGATCACACGCATCTCATCTCCTATAGTTAACCGTATTGCAGAGAAAGTTGAAAGCATTAACGACTGGGGCCCAGACCTTCGTTGGAAATGCGCATGCAAGGATTGTGGCGCAGAGTTTGAGGTTGAAGTTCCAATCAACCCAATATCTTTTTTCACCGAATGATTAGAGCAGGGAACATGGAGGCAGTAGGAAAGTTGATCAAGCGTTTAGGTGGTGAGATTAAAGGCATCATCAAATCAGCTCTTGAAATTTCCTACTATTCTCGTGGAGGTTGGAGCTATACGGAAGTCTTAGGCATGTCGCAAGGTGAACGTGAACTAGCAGTTGAGTTCATTAATGAAAGACTGAAGATAGCCGGTAAGCAAATGTTCCCAGTCTACTAATCGCGCCTACGAATTCATATACTTGTAGAGGCAAAAGAAAAGGGCTCCATTGGAGCCCTTTGTTCGTCATACTAATACTAAACGATTGTTGCGCAGTATGTGTTCTTCATAGAACTTATCTCGATTGTAAATTCGGTATTCTGTATTCTCAACTTGTGGTTTACCTGGATCAAGATGCCACATCAACTCACCATGACAGAATAGAATCAAGCTTGTATCTTGGTGATCGTCTAGAACAGCTTTCACTCTCATTCGAACTGACTCATTCGATTCAAATGGGTCACCCTTCCTGAAGATCTGTTGGCATTCATTCAACCGATGATCTCTATGGATTTCTAGTCCAGTGTGATGGCACGCAATATCAGCAGTAAGCATTGCTCTAGTAAGTCTAGATGAAATGATTTTTGTTGTCCCACTTATATCCAACAAGCTGTTTATTTTCTTAGACAATTCCATAGCCTGCTGCGCACCCTTCTCAGTAAGAATGATTGCTTGATCTGGCCAAAAATAATAATTTGCGTTTACGTTTGCTAGGCTCTCGCCATGCCTAATTAGAATAATTTTATAACTCATGCTGTACATGCATCCGGTGTATCGACACTGACGCGTATCGATGTTTGTTTTTCAATGAGCTCAATGAGCTCGCTCTCATCCATATCATTGGATGTTCCATCAATTCCATCGTGAAGCATTAGACCAGTATTACCAGTAGCATTCCAAATAGCATAGCGTGATGTTCGCTCCCAATCAAAATACATCTTGAAGATTTTCTTTTGGTTCTCACGTGAAGGTTTAATCTTCAACACGTGCAAACATAAATCTTTCTTGACGCTCTTGAATTGTTTTGCAATAGAGGATAGTTTGTTCCCTATTATGATTAGATCAGAAGGTAGCAAGTCAGGGTTCATCTCGTGAACAATCCGTACTGCTTCAGATCTACCAGACCCATTCGTCATGAGCGCTGGTGTTGCATTAGAACCATTTGCTAAGGACATAATCAATCTCTTAACAAGAGAGATGTTGTCTTCAGTAGGTTCTAACTTTAGGTCTCTGCAAAGTTCAATGCGATAGTTTGTTTTATCTGTATCCAAACGAACTAAGTCTGGATACTTCATCGTCATCTTTGCTTGATTACCTTTATACTTTGGTGCAATCGTTTTGATAATGAATTGACAGTAAGCATTCTCAATATCAATCACTCTACCAAACAGCATTGTCCGTAACCAACCCGGCCACATCTCGATTGCTTTGATAGGCCAAATAGACTTATCACGAGCAAGCAGAGTGCCAGCACGTTCATAGTAGAACTTATGGGTCTCTTGCTTTAAAAGCCATCTAACTGCAGGGATAAGGTCTTCACGTTCTTCGTCTTCAAGTTTACGAATAACAGCAACTGCAATACCTGGTTGGATCTTAACCGTAGAAACAGTTAGATCCTTTTTCAAAGGAGGCAAGCCTGGAGCAAACTGAACTTCATCAATGATGTTGATAATGGCTGCCATCATCTTACCACTCAATCTCTTGGGACTGATTTGAGTTGCCTGCTTGTTGCCATTACCAAAATTATAACCGATCTGGTTTATCGTGAAGAATTTCTCAAGGATAACTTTCGCGTCCTTAACTTGTTTAGTCAAGGAGGTAATTAACACTTCTTCGCCGATAAAACCAGGAGCGGTAGAATTTCGTTTAGTTAACCGATACCAAGCTACTGCCATTGACAAGATTAGACCCTGTCGTTGCTTTCGTTTTCTCCACCACATACCATCAAGTTTAAAGAAATTGCCGACGAACAAAGGATTATCACGATTCAAATCCTGTTCTACTTCTACCGGGTGGAATACTAACATTAGAGGTCTTTGAAATAAGGCTTAAGAGCTTTCACTAGCTTAGGATAACTATCTACTAATTTTATACCATAACGCTTGCAAAGTATATCTACATTACCCTTGCGCCAAAATCCTTCAGGACAACAAACGATAACTGTTTTATCCCACTGATATTGTTGCTGCTCTGCTTGAATGCCCAGCTCCATCAAAGTGATAGGAGATTTTGTATTAGGATCAAAATAGAAAACTACAATGTCAGCAAAATCTAGAGCATCCATTTCCCAATCAACTTGCTGCTTGAACTTCTTATTCTTGATAGACTGAGCCCAAGAAGAATCCCAATCATCACGCCTAGGGTTTAGAATAGTTATTGGATATTTACTTAGGTCTTTGCAGAGCTGTCGTTGCCAATCTACTGCAGCTCCCATCTCAATAGAGCCAGCAAGGAAGATTGATGTCTCGTCAACATAATCAAAAGGATGCGGAGATTGAATCTCTGTAGCTACACTCATAGCATCGCTCGCTTCTTCATTGCTTTGTAAACAGCTTGCCCACATTCTGGTTTGAGGACACTCTGCTTTACTGAAGTCATTGTGCCCATCACCACATCATCCATAGTAGGGCGATCATGTGAGATGCT